AGAGTCCAGGAATAAATAAGGAGATACTTGGTCGCTTTCACCAAGAAATTGATATATCTCTTGAAAGTTTTGATTTATTTTATTACCGGCATTACGTAAAGAATCACCTGTGCCGTCGTTGGCACTTGCTCCGGTATTAATATTTTGTCTAGCCATTTTCTCTCTCTTTAAAGGTTATCACTATTTATAATAGTTTTAGAAGAAGTCGTTACTAAAATTAAGAAGTAATTGGTTATTACTTGACATTCTAGGATAAGAAGAATCACCTACTACACTATCTTCATCAAATGTTTGTGACCCTGCATTATTACCTTCAGCTAAGTTATCAAAGTTATTATCAAATTCTTGTAGAGTCATATTACCACCTTGCATCTGTCCTAATTGTATAGGCGCAAGCGTAAAGGTTTGTTGAGTAGGTAGAATTTGTTGTACAATATGATTAGTAGCGTTAAACTGAAATATTGCAACATCTGCCACACCTGTAAATTGTGGACCTGAAGAATCTGCAATACCTGGAGGCATAAGCAAATATTCTGGTTCTGCAATACTTACAATCTGAACCTCACCCGCAACATACATACCTGCCGGGTGAACAAATAGCTTATATATGTCTCTCCATGTATCTATAGGTAATGTAGACTTGATGAGTAATGCATACTTTTGGTATAGCTTATCATCAGTTATATATCTTTGATCATCAGGTCCTATACGTGATGCAGAAATTAAAATCTCAGGTGCATATGGCGTAATACCTGCATTATGATTTTCTTTCTCTTTATCTAAATCATGTACATTACCAACAATAAATTGATTTTCTTTTGTATAAATTACTTCTGCAAATGAATTAAAGAATACTCTAAAGAATTGTTCTATTCCGTATTTAGTACCTTTTGATTTGTATAGTGTACTAGAATAGTCAGCAGCTTCTCTCTTGTTTCTAAAACCTTCAAAGAACTGTTGACCCAATAATAGTTCATCTTCTATAAAAGATAACAGTGTTCTATCTACTTGTGTTATATCACGGTTTAAAAATAATTCATCTATAAGCTTCGTAGGTGAATTATCGCCATCCATATAATCATAATAAGCTTCAAGAAATCTACCGAACTTAGGATACTCAGACTGAAAGTATTCAGGCAGAACGCCAGATACTTGTTTCTTGTCCTGAACCGATATAGGCCGTCGATTAATATCGCGTAATGTTTTATCTAATGACATATTAGCTCGTTGTAACTACTGTTGCTTGTACAAATGATGGACCATCATCAAATTGTAGAATTTGATTTTGTCCAGGTGAAGATACAGATGGATTAGCTGCATCTGCAGATATTTTTATAAAATTATTACCACCTACTATACTATCTACTCTGATACCAACTAATTTTATTACACCAGTTGCTGGTTCATATTCTCCGATATTGTCTATATAAACACTATCTGATGCAATTGCATGTAATTGTAGTTTCGTAGTATTAATTTTATTTCTTATTTCTACTCTATTGCCATCTAAAAAGAATGGTGTAGATCGTAATACTATTTTTAGATCATCTGGCTCTGCAATAGGTGATGCATATCTTAGTTCGACTGATTCGGTTGTACCAATAAATGGTATAAATCTTTTTTGTAATTTAAGATCTGCTCGTGAAGATAAAACTGATGCATCTACATCATCTACTAAGGCTAAGAGATTTGATCGTCTAAACGACTGGTCAAATAATCCTGTATTATCAGTAAAATAATTCGTAACTACATCATCAACTCTACTTTGAATCTCTTGAACAGAAGAAGATGTAAACTTAGGATTAAACTGAAAGCGTACTTCTGTTTCAAGGAATGTAATATCAGGATCTTGAAACTTAATATCAAATGTTATAACCTGTAACTGCTTTCCTAATGCAACTATGTCACCCTTCGTTTTATCTATTGTCGCTTGTGTTACATCGTCTTTAAATACTACTGATAAGAAAACACATCCATATTCTTTACGTACTGCATCTTCACCACCATAGGCTTGTATATCTTTTATAAGATAACCAAAATTACGTTTGATAAGAGTAGAATAATCTACTGCTGTAACCATTCTATTCTGTGATGCATACGAGAATGGTGCATTCTTACGAATAGATTCTAATGTTTCTACGTCAGATCCAGAAACAGATTTAGTAACAGTTGTAACAGATAATGTAAATGATGTATTACCTGCAGCATTAGGTACACTAATTTGAGTAACCGGTGTAAATAATACAGCACCATTCGCAATTGGACCATTTGTAGAAAGATATTCTACTACTATTCTATTACCTGCTTGAGGTGCTTTACCTAACGTGAAACCGTCACCAAAAGATAATTCGTAAAATCCATTTGGAGTCTCTCTCATAATATACACTTTAGACTGATCATCAATAGTGTCAGCTAATTTTAGATCAGTATACGTAACAAAATTTGTTGTGGTTAAATCATCGAACACACTAACAAATGCTGTAGTTGTGTCAATATTTTTATCTGGTAAAACATATGTTGTATCGATAGAATTTTCGCTGACAATAAAAGTTTTAGTTGTGTTAGTACCTTCTTTAATTGTTATAGCTTCTGAATCTAATATATCTTTAAAAACATATAATCCGCTACCATTATCTTGTGCAGTAATTGTACCGACTGTTTCGAATGTATATGCTACATCGTCTACTGTTGTAGTAAATTTAGTTCCTCGTGGTAATGATAAAAATGATGGACGACCTGCAAGATTACCCGTGTTGATAGAAATATTAACTGTAGCTGATGATGCGGCCTTCGATGCCGGCATATATCCTATTGCTTCAGCAAGAGAAACAACAGATGATCTTAACTGAGCTGTAGTAAGATAAGATTCATTTAATGCCATGTTTGCAATTAATGCATTATAATGTGTATTATATGCTAGTACATCAAGAAGATTAGAAAGTCCAGAACCTTCATAGTTATAGTCCGCAAACTCTGTGTTATTTTTTAATTCAAGTTTTAGATTATTTTTAATTGTATCAAAATCTAAATCTGTAGATCTAATTGTAGTTGCCATTTATCTTAACCTCGATATACTAGTTTCTAAATCAACAATTTCTCCAGTAGACAAAACTCTAAATGTAACCTTTACTCTTAAAGAGTTTGCATCAGGATTATCGTTACATGAAATATCTAATACCCTTGCTCTAGGCTCAAACTTGTTTATTGAGCTCGTAATCTGTTCTTTCACTGTGAATTTTCCTAAACCACTAGAAAGTTCAAATAACATTCCAGTGATATCAGCACCAAAATTAACATTGAATGGTTTTTCATTTCTGTTAGTAGAAACTATATTTTTTACGGATTGCTTGACTGCAGCCGCTTCTTGTTGTTTGTAAATATCTCCGCTAGGTTTTTTATCAAACGACAGATGTAAATCTGAATACTTTTTTTGTCTCGATGTAAGTATCGAGCTCTGTAAGTTTCCATCTTCTATAGATAATTGTCTTGCCATTCTAAACCTTTTTCATCTATTTATAACTCTATTTCGACTAATGCATCATTAGATTGTACGTTATTATTAAATAGAGTCTGTACGCTGCGAGCAAATTTTATATTTGTAAACGATGTAATATTAGGAACTTCTAATATTATCTGTGTATTTAGTTCTCCATTAGGATTATAAGTGTCATAATCTAATGTAAGTTTATCAAATGTTCCTGCATCGCTCCATATTTTAGCTAATTGAAATGTTGCTTCTTTATCTACATTACCTTTTTGATCTCTTAGTTCTAATACTACTGCACGTCCTTTTGACCGTAGATCGAGTGTACTGTTTGTAGTAAGTACTTCTGTCTTTATATTATTTGGTGAGCCTATGCCAAATTTTTCTGGTGAATAGTAACCTTCGACTACTATCAATGAATGATTTTCTAATTCTGTAGGATAGTGATTAGTATTAGAAACTAATTTCATTAGTTCAGTTATGATAAAATAGTTTTTAGCTATTTGTTGTTTATCAGCATTTATTAGTTTATTAAACTCACCATGATCATCAAAACCTACAAATTTACCCATCGATATATCATGATTAATTAATGTGTTTTGAGTTATTATACCAGACATATTGGTTTTAAATTTTAGTTCAGGTAATATATTAAAGTTAACTTTTAGTTGTGATGATTTATATTTTTGTACAATAGCTAATGGTTCTACTTGACCAATGCTGTTAAGACCTCTACGTTCTTGTGGTTGATTAGTTAAAACTATAGAACCATATGATGATGGTACATTGTTTGCATAATTTGCATTCAATACTCCAGAAGCAATTTGATAGGCTGTCCATTCACTAAAGTCTCTATTATTTTTATCTCTCATCTTAGCACGCACTTCTTCTACAGAATAGTTACGTAATAAAAGCTGATTCTTAAGATAATCATCAACATCAATATGAACTTTACGTATACCACGATCTGATACAGTAAGATAAGAATTAGTCATGCCTTCGGTTGGATTCGCAGTTGATGTATGAGTAATACTTCCCGATCCGCTAGTGCCACTTCCATCTACTAATAATGTACCTACTGAATTGAATATGCTTATACCTGCCGAACCTAAACTACGTGCAGCATCTGCAGTACCTTTTAGATTACCGTGGAATGAAGATCCGTAATGTACTGTAGTACCTCCACCTATTGTGCCTCTATTACCGGCGACTGAAATGTCTGTTGCCACAATATTAATATCAGGCGATGATATATTGACCTGTTGTTCAGATGTGAATATACTTGGTCCCTTCGATACTATTTCTTGTGAACCTTCAGTTGCTACTACCAAATCCCCTTTTGTGACAAGAGTTTGCGTACCCAAAGTAAGGTCCGTGGTATTACCTGCAACGCTCTGTATAAACGAACCTGAAACCGAATTACCAGAATTTCCAAATACAGACGTCTTCGAATTATTGTCGATCTGCTCGGTTTTACTGCCTCGAGCATGGACATTATAATCTCTACAATTGACATTATAATCACCTGTTACATTAAGAGTTAAATTACCTTTATATGTTAATGTTGCTTCACCTTCTACAATGACTTCGTTACTACCATGGCATACTTCTACTTTGTTCTTCGTAGATACTACAAGTACTGTGCCATCTGGCCTAAGTTCGATACCAGCTCCGGTCTTATGCTTTATAAGTACACGCTCACCTGCAGGTGTATCATTTAATTCTATTACATGACCTGCAGCCGTTTCTCTTATATCTGCTTTACTATAATATGTTTCAGTATTAGGCCCTAAATCTAAACTAATACCTGCTACTGATCCACCAACGGATAATTGATGACCACCGCCACCTCTTGCACTCTGATTAATTGATGACTGATTATGATTATTTTTTCGTGGATATTCGCTATTTGGATCTACAAATGCTTTATTATTAGTACCCTGAGTGTCAGCTTTTCCCTGGCCTAGTCTTAAGATTCTATCTAAATACTTATCATTTCTTGTCGTCATATCAAATTTTCTCCAGTCTTCCTTCTTACAAAATCAGCTAGCTGATCAAATGATAAAGAAGATCCCTCAATATCGCCTCTTAACAAATGATTTTCTTTATTAAAACCGCCTTTCACAAATCTTGGAACATCAAATCCAGGATCAGTATTTAAATTGCTTATATCATTATGACCCCAGGCCTGACCTGCATTAAACACTGTATAAAATGCTTCACAAAACGCATCAAATGCAGTCCACTGTGATCGTGTAAAACTTTCTGATGATAAGAACCTATCAGGATTTTTTGTATTTGTAGAGCAATTAAATCCACCTACAAATGCAATGCCAATAGAAAATTGATTGTGATTAAATTCTGGTGCATGATCACCAATAAGATTAAGCGGTCGGCCTCTTTGTAGCTTGCCATCTCGCGTAATAATATAATGATAACCGATTCCGGTATAACCTTTATCTATATGCCACTCATGTATATCTTCAGCTGTTAAGTTTTGATTTTTAAACGTTTCTGTCCAATGCACAACAAATTCTGTAATATCTCTACTAGTATTTCTCATTTCAGCAACTAATTCTTCTTTTGTTCCTACTACATCAAATCTATAAGAACCAAAGGTTGGTGTATTCTCTGATAACCATAATCTTTCTTGAGAAGTTAATTCATAAGCAGGTACAGTCTTTTCACCCACAAGTTCTTTTACTTTTGTATCTTCAACACTATTCTGAGATACCGGTACTTGATCTAATTTTTTCTCAATTTCTTCTGCTGATAAAACAGATTTTTTCTCTAGTTCTCTTACTGCATCTATTTTTCTATTCGATAATAATAACCCTATTATTGTATTAGTGAAGGCACTAGATATATTAGGAACTATTGCATTCAAGATAGGAAATATCCCACTTTGTATATTAAGTATACAATTACCTAATAATGAATTTGTATTATTACCAATTAAATTATTAAATGAAAGATTAAAGTTATTAATAGAAGTAGAAAATCCAGATTGCGCATCAACTCCATCATTCAAAACTAAGTCAATATCTAATACTATTGGCTTTGCATCTTCTACTGCAATAGTCTTAAGTTCGTTTCTATATGTACTTGCACTTGTGTTAGTTACTGTGGCAAGTGATTGACCGACAGCTTGTGGTGAACCTGATCCGATTACTGTATTCAATCGACCTGCTACTGATCTTGTACCAGTAATAAGATTAATATCAGAATCATCTGAATCATTTACACTAGTTGCTGGTAGTACTGTATCTAGTTGTGCAATAGACGGCGCAACATTGATATTTGATATGCTCTTAATACCACTAATAGTCTGATCACTCTCTAAAAGAGATTCAGATTGCAGCTTGCTTACATTAGCAGCTTGCAGTGCCTTCTCTCCGACTATAATAAAGTTAGAGTTCTTGAATGCAGTTAATAACGTTAGATTAACATCTGTCTTATCAATACTCATCCAAAAGTCTCCAGAATTTGTTTAGCATTTCCAATTCTATTATCTAAATGTGCTTCTGATGCACCAGGTCTCTCATACTTATCCATAAAAATTTTAGTCGCAACTGCGACATTATCTGCTGCTATTACATCATTATATCCGTAAAAACCAGGCCTTTGAGTTTTAAAGTCCCAATGAAAAAACTGTAATTGAGTTAATAAAGCTTCGTCATCAGATGCTTCACGAGCTTCCCATCGTAATCTTCTGTCATTAGCCCATGCTGTTAGCTCTTGCTTCCTTAATGCCTTAGGTCCTGGATTCCATTGCGCAATACCATATGACTTTGAAACATCATTTATTGCAGCTGGGCTTATACCTTGACCTTCTTCCTGAGATTCTTGCATGAAATTACCAAGTATTGCAGCAGCTGCGATTGGTCTGTATCCATTACTGATTAAGAAGTTAAATGCTTTTTCTACGTTTTTTGTACCTACTAATCCTTTGGTATATGCAATAGAACCTTTATTAGGTATTTCAGAATTATTTGAGTTATCAGGTTGTAGCTCTTTTGTTGATACTTCTGGTGCATCATTATTTTTTGATACTTCTTGGTCTTTATCTCTAATTTCTAGTCTTGGCATTGAACCTAAAATCATAGGCTGCTGTGACACATCGCCATCTGTAAAAATGCCAAATACCAATGCACCAGGTTTTAAATTTGGATTTCTACCTAATCCGCTTACACCATCTTCAGTTGTAGGTATCATTACAGTAGCCCATGGTAATGATGACTCAGGTACTTCGTCTAAATTTTCACCATGTACACCGTAAATTCTAACTCGAACCCGACCTAAGTGTAAAGGATCTGAAATACATTCGCATATTCCCATGAACCATCTCATGTTATCGCCATAAAATTTACTCATAAGTCTGAATACCCAACTGGACTAATAGCAATAGTTTCATCTGTTGAATTAGTTAGTTTGCTACAAGTTAAACCCATAGTATATTTATTATCCGTAAACATATGTTTTGTTTGTAGAACAATGTAAGGACCGCTTGCTACTTCATCAATTACTCCTGCATTGTGCTTAGGTAAATTAATTAGTATTTGTTCACCTACCATGACTACATCATTTAAATAATTTAACACTCCAGGTAAAACGATATTTATTTTTTTCTTTTCTAAAGCTGCAATAAGAGAATTAGATTTCATTTTATTCATATGTTTTTCAATATCTGCTTCATCATGATATCCAAGTTCATCTGCAGTTGTATAATTAACTAAGTTAAAAATTACGTTAGGGTTATACTCATTAAGTTTTTTATCATTAAATGTAAAATCTTTATTAAAAATAGAATTATCTTTAGCATCTAATATTTCTGTAATATTAAACCTAGTATTTTGATTTCTTTGATTAGTACTAAGATTTAATGTATTATATTGATTTTGTACTGCACCTTTTAATAATAATTCTGCAGTGTCATTAGCACCTAACTCTTCATAGCCTTCTATATTAGTTAATTGTTTTTTTCTATCAGCATTAAAATTTTGAGCAGTGCTATAAGTAAATGGAATCTTATTAATTGGTTGTGTTTCTATTATATCAGATAAACTTTTCATTCTAATCTTGTCGTCGTTTAACGAGGCATAAACAAAAAATGGATATCCGTTTCTATCACATGATCTTTTTCTTATATTGTCTATAATGTGGAAAGGTGAAATAAATGGAGAAATATATGTAAAAGGAGCCTGAGCAGCTTCTTTACCAATTAAATTTAGCTCTTTGTTAAATTCAGCAGAAAGAATGTTTTTTATTATCTCATGAGGTTTACCGCTATATGCTCTTGAAATTTTATTTAGTACATCAGTAAAAAAAGATTCTTCTGCAATATAAAAATTATATGCATGTCCTGATTCACCTATTTGAACTTTACCTATAGTTCTAGTAATAATAAATTTTCTAGTAAATACATATTCAAATTCAGATGATATTATATTTAGTTCAAGTCTTTCAGTACCATCCATCTGCAACTCTTGAAAAATATTTTGTGTATCAGCACATAATATCTGACCTGCAGTATAAGGTACATTTACTGATTCATATAATGATAATTCTAAAATTGATAATGATATATCAACTTCTATACCCTTTTCGGGTATACTTAAGATTACTTCTCTAAATTCGAATTCACTTGACGATGTTACTATTGACATTATTTTAATGCTTTATTAAATTCTGAGTATATTTGATTTATTATATCTGGTTTTATTATTCTAATTCTTTTTCTATTTTCATTCTCTGCTATAAAGCGATCCGAAAATGTAATAGGAGTTACAAGAGAAGGAGTCACTTGTAATGGATCTATGTCTACATAATTACCGTTTGCATCTTCATAATGATGTACTGCATCATATTGTCTACCAAATGCCTGTACATTTATTGTATCAGGATTAAAGAAACCAAAACCAGCTTCAACTGCTTCTGATTTCTGAAATGTAAAACTATTTTCTACATTTACAATAATTTGACCAAGATCAGGATGAGTCTGAACAATATCACCGAACGCTCCGCTCTTCTTACCAGTAGCACGATTACCTATTTTAAAATCACTTTTAAACCAATTATCAAGTGTACGAATAAATTGATGAGGATAATACTTCTCCATTTGTGTAAATACTTCTTGTGCGGTAAGAGGCCAACCTTCTTCTCTGATATTATCATTAACATAATAGAATAACCAATAATAACGTATGTCACCATATAGTTTATATGATAATGTATCGGCTCTTTCGCCATCTAATATTGTATAGTCTGCATATGACGTAATATCATCTTTTAC